CAGGTAAAGATTTAGTAACTGACTAGACAAAGGAAAAGGTATGACCACCAGCACCACCGCAGTTGCAACCGAAAAGCAGGTTGCTTTCATCAACAGCCTTCTCGCTCAGCGAGTTGTGCCATCATCCACCTTGGCTCAGGCTGAGGAAGCAATCACCAACAAGGCAACTGCGTCGCAGTTCATCAGCCTGTTGCTTGACTTGCCACGCAAGGTTGGTTCGGGTCGCCCCGACTTCCAGCCCAGCACCACCACTGTCGTTAGCGCACCAGCGCCAATGCGTGAATTGGCTGAGGGGTTCTACACCGTTCAGGACGGTGAGGGTCACGTCACCTACCGCATCAGCAAGGCACGTTGGGCAGACGGCAAGTTGGTCATCGGCTACCTTGCCGGTTCGGACAACGAGCGTTCGTACAAGGACTTTGCGTTCGTCACCCCGACGGGCTTCAAGGTGTTCCGTGCGCACCAGCACCGTGACCGCATCATCGCCGGTGCCGAGTTCTTGCTTACGGGTTCCATCAACGAAGCACGTGAGGCGTTCATGAACTTGGCGGAAGCCAACGCTATGGCATCGAACACCTGCCTGTGCTGCTTGCGCACCCTGACCAACCCTGCGTCAGTCGTTCGTGGTCTTGGTCCCATCTGCGCACGTCAGTACGGATACAACGTCTGATGTCGCAACTTACCCCTGAACAGATTGCCCTGTTGCTGGGTGACCGCCAAGCCAAGTGTTTCTGTGGCGCAACGGCACCCAGCCACAAAAGTCGTTTAGCGTTCTTCCAATACTTAGGTGAAGGCTCGAGAAACGCTACGGAACGTTGCGCCTGTGGCTACTCCGAGGTCGTACACCATCCCATCAACGCCGTAACAGGTCGTGCCGGAATTACCGACCACGCCTTTGAACCAGTTGGCGCAGAGGAATACGATAGTTTCTATTGCGGTTGCCGAGGCTGGGACTAATGCTTACGCCATTTGAAATACAAGAAGCCATAGAAGCGGAAATGACCCGAATGGTTGGGCTAGTCGAAGAACTACGTTCAGCGTCGGTTGATTGCGCTAGGGCGGAAGCAGAATTCAAAGTCGGCTTTGCTAAGGCACGTCTAATCGCCCGAAGCGAGGGGCTTATGTCTGGCAACAAGGTCACGCAAGATATGGCGGAAGATTCAGCAACGGTGGCGACGGAAGAATCACGCTACGCCTACCTACTAGCGTCTAACAACATCGTCAGCCTACGTGAAGCCATCAGGGTATCCCAATCACACCTCGACGGTCTACGTACCCTTGCAGCGTCGCACAGGTACACACCGTGACCGACAGCGACAGCCTTGGAATAAGCATCAACGTAAAAAGGGCAATGATTGAATTGCGCATTATGAAAGACAGCGCAAAAAACAAAAAGCCCGAACTTCCAAAACTGAACATCACCACTAAGTTCTTGGAAGAACTAGGTAGGCGTTGCCCGACTTGTTCCCTGTTGTTTGCCGACCCCCACCTAATGACCTCGTGCGCCGAGCAAGGTGTCACCTGTTGGGATAAGTGTCCGGTATGTTTCCCCGAGCAATACGAAAGGAGTGAATAGTCACTACCGTTTATTGACCCGTGTTCGTACAAAATCAGCGTGTATGGTTAGACCAGACCACGAGGTTTGGAACGTATGGACACAGCCCCAATCACAGAAAACGAAATGCGTCTTATCGCACTAGAAGAAGGCTGGAGTTCAGCAATCTCCCTAGACAAACTGCGCCTAAAGATGTTGCACGAAGCCGTAGATTGGATTTGCGAACTAACCGACTTGCCCCTAATGGAAGTCCGTCAGCAAATCGCAACGGGGTGCGGTCAAAAGGTCAAAAACAACCTCACCGTCATAAATGCAGTAAATACGCTTATTCAAGCGAACAGCGCAAAAAAGTAGTAGGATACTACAGTAGTACCAAACCTGTCAGAAATTAGTAACTGACCACAAACAGAAAGTAGGCATTTTATATGTCAGCATCATCCACCCTTATTGGCAACATCACCAAGCAACCTGAAGTCCACTTCGCCAATTCTGGCGTAGCAATGTGTACGTTCAGCATTGCCGTGAACAAGTCCAAGAAGAACAAGGACACCGGCGAATGGGAAAAGGAAGCGCACTTCTTTGACGTGGTGTGTTTCGGCAATATCGCCCAGAACGTCGCAGACACCTTCACCACCGGCAACCGTATCGTTGTCGTAGGCGAACTGCAACAGCGCAAGTATCAGGGTCAGGACGGAACGGAAAAGACCAAGATTGAGGTTGTTGCGGAAGAAATCGCCGCTTCGGTCAATTGGGCTACCGCTTCCATCACACGCAACGAGCGTACCGATGACGGTGGCAACAGCAACTACCGTGGCAACCAGTACACCGCCGCACCTGCCCCACGTACCGCACCAGCCCCTGCCACCACGCAGACCGAGTACGAAGAATTGCCGTTCTAATTCAGCATTGACCCGTAAGGGCAGTGACCAGAACAGAAACCGTCAGTCCGTAAAAAGGCTGGCGGTTTTTGCGTTTCAATGCAGTAAATAACACCATAATTACACGTTTGTAATTTCCATAGTAGGGTTTATAAACGTGCCAGATAATGCGGAAACACCAGACTTTGGAAAAGACGAATTCGATAAAGACATCACTTCCGAAAACGTCCTAGACGAGGGTGATTTCTTACGTCTGGCACTTGCCGAAATACATGAAACCTTTTTGGCAATGCGTGATGTGGGCTTCACCGAAGCGCAAGCCTTACGCTATCTAGCGTTTTGTTCTATTCATCGGGGCGACCATGACCACGACGAATAGCGACGACAGTTTTCAAAACTCAAAAGACGTTCATTATCTAGAACTAGATTTACTGAAAGCCATCAAGCGACCTTGGTGGCACGACCAATCCCTTTGCATCACCGAAAACGCATCACTTTTGGAACTGTTTTTCCCCGAGTCGGGAACCCACGGCGGAAATCACCTAGCCCCAGCCAGAAAGATTTGTATGAACTGCAACGTTCGATACGAATGCCTTGGTTATGGTTTGGACGAACAGTGGGGCGTATGGGGTGGTCATTCACCTAGCCAGCGCCGGAAAATCAGTGCTTTAGTGAAAAAGGGTAGTAGCCTTATTGAGGCAAGCGAAGCAATAGACGCACGGAGCCGAGATGCCAGATAACGAAAAAGTACCGCTTCCGCAACTGGATAACTTCAGCGAACTTGGTGCTACGGGTCTTTGGCGCACGGGTGGTTTCGTCATTGACGATATCCTTCCCCAACTACGGGGTAGGCAATCACTAACCGCATACCGTGACATGGCGGAAAATGACCCTGTTATCGGGGCAATTATCTTTGCTATCGAACGTGTCATTCTTCAGGTGGACTGGCGTGTAGACCCCCACAGCGACCCGACTGGTGAAACACCCAACAACCGTGACCAAGAAGCCGCCGACTTCGTACAGGAATGTATGGACGACATGAGCCACAGTTGGCACGAACTTATGATTGCCATCACCTCGTTTCTGGTGTACGGGTGGTCGTATTTCGAGATTGTTTACAAGCAACGCCAAGGAACTGAACAAAAAGACCCAGCACGTCGTTCCAAATTCAACGACAACAAGATTGGCTGGCGCAAGATTGTTATGCGAGCGCAAGACAGCCTGTGGCAGTGGCAGTTTGACGAATCTGGTGGTGTAAAGGCTATGGTTCAGCGTGACCCTACGACGGGTCGCCTGAACGTTATTCCTATTGAAAAGTCGTTGCTTTTCCGCACCACGTCTGCTCGAGGGAACCCCGAAGGTCGTTCTGTCCTACGTTCAGCATTCAAGGCGTGGTATTACAAGCGTCGTATCGAAGAATTTGAAGCCGTAGGTGTCGAGCGTGACCTTGCCGGTTTGCCTGTTGGCTACGTACCAGCCGAATGGCTTGCTGCAGATGCTACCCCTGCTGAAAAGTCGTCACTTCGGGCTATGGAAGCCATTGTTCGTGGTGTAAAGCGTAATGAAACCGAAGGCATTGTTCTTCCAATGTTCTTTGACGAAAACGGCAAGCAATTAGTGGACTTTAAGTTGCTAAATAGCGGTGGCGCACGTCAATTCAATGCACAACCACTTGACGCAAAGGTTCTTACGCCTAGTGGTTGGAAGCGCATGGGCGACATTGCCGTTGGTGATGTTGTCGTAGACCCACTTGGATTGCCCTCACACGTCACGGGCGTATTCCCAAAGGGTGTTCGCCCTGTTTACCGTGTCACCACGGCAGATGGACGCTCAACACTTGCAGACGCAGAACACAACTGGGTGGTCACTAATAGCAAATGGCGTAATAGTGAAAACATAAACGACGCACACCCCCTGCTCCCCAACTACAAGGTTCGCAAGACGCAAGACCTTTTGGCAAACATCGAAAAGCACGGAAACAGCCGTCGCTTCCACCTTCCCCTTATCAAGCCTGTCGAATACGTTTATGGCGACCCATTGCCCATTGAGCCGTATGTGCTTGGTGTCCTTTTGGGCGACGGACATATTCAGGAAAATGGTGGTGTTCGCTTCTACTCCGCCGACGCACAAATCGCACAAGAGGTAGAAAGCCATTTGCCAGCAGGCGACGTTGTGACAATGTGGCACGACAAAGACGGCGGTAGTGGCAAGGCTGAGATGTACCACATTACGGGAACATCGGGTCGTCGCACGTCTGCGGTCAAGACTGCGCTTAGTGAAATGTCCTTGCTTGGCAAAAAGGCTCCCGAAAAGTTTGTTCCACGTCAATACTTGACCGCTGGGGTGAAAGACCGCCTAGCACTGCTTCAGGGTTTGATGGACACAGATGGACACATCACCAATGAGGGTTTGGGTATCTTTTATACCGTTAGCCCACAGTTGGCTAGTGACGTTGCAGAAATTGTGCGTTCGCTTGGTGGAACAGCAAGTATTGGTCGCTACCCGATTGGCGAGTACACGTCGCCAAAGACGGGCAAGGTTGGCTTCTCGGCAAACGAGTATCACCACGTTCGTATCCGTATGCCACAGCACCTGCCAATGGTTTGCCTAGAACGCAAGGCGGAGAAGTTGTCAGATGACAGCCGTATGCGCTACCACACTGGAATTTCGTCCGTGGAATACGTTGGTGAAATGGAAGTCCAGTGCATCATGGTTTCGTCGCCCTCGCATATGTATGTGACGGACGATTTCATCCCCACGCACAACACTGACCAAATCATTTCACGGTACAACCAGCAGATTGCCATGACTTGCTTGGCAGACTTCATTATGTTGGGTCACGAAGCCGTTGGTTCATTCGCTTTGGGTGCTTCCAAAGTGGACTTGTTTATGGCTGCGGTGGAATCATGGATTCGCTTGATTGCCGAGGTGTTCAATAGCCACGCTATTCCACGTCTAATGGCGCTAAACGGCTTTGACACCGCACACTGTCCCGTTCTTACCTATGGACAGGTTACACAGGTAGACCTAACCGAACTAGGGCAGTTTCTGGGCAGTCTTACCCAAGCACAGTTGCTTACACCAGACAACAACCTCGAGGACTTCCTGCGTGAACTTGCTGGTATGCCAGCGTTCCGTCCCGAACAAGATGGTCTTGCCCACAACGTTCGTTATGGTGGAAACCAAATCCAGCCCGACCCCGAAATGGCAGACCCATCAAAGGCGTTCATTGGCGCAAATCCCGAAGCCGCCACAGTTGGAACGGCACAGTCGAACACCAAGCCATCAGGGGTGCAAAACCCACAGGGTGGCACAAATGACCAATCGGGCGGTAGTGGAATCCAAGCCGACATTTCTTCGCAAGGCTACCCTGGTCAGACTGGTGAAATACCACCGTCGGCAGGCGGTAAAACCCGTGGAAAAACAGGTCAAAGCGGCCCACTAACAAATAATCAAGGGACGACCTCGTGACAATTCGCATCCGTAAGGTGAAAGCCTCAAAGGAAAAGGGTAAGGCAGTAATGCGCACCCGAAGTGCAACACCACCCACAAAGGGAACCGCCCGACCTAAAAAGTAGTTGCTAAACAACTATTTCATAAAAGTAAGGGTAGCATTTATGGAAAAGCACAAAGGAGATACTTCGTGGACGAGGTGAATATTCTTGATGTAGTCGCCAACGTAGCGTTGAGCGACCTCATTGTGAACAAGTCAATTTCCCACGAGGTTCGTGAGGGTGCTGCTGACTTGTTGCGTGATGGTTATGTCACTGCCGACCTTATGGCGGTAAATAAGCAGGGCGAAGCAGGCGTTTCTATCGTCCTTGTTCCAAATGAAAAGGTCAATAACCCTGTTTGGAAGCGACTTCAGACCCGTATCTTTGGTGAAAAGGACATTACCCTCGAGGCGGAACAACGCCTTGTTTCCCGAAACATCGCCAAGGGACTGGCTTCTGTAGCCCACCCTTTCACCAAAAGTTCCAATGCTTTCTCCGGTGTGTACCCCTGTGTCATTTGCGGTTCGACTAAGGGTACTGAAATCTGCGAACCCATTGACAAGGCGATTGGTTTCCCCTTTACCTTTGCCTCCGCCCCCATTGAGCCACAAGTAGAAATGCCTGATGACTACGCTGATGACGATTCAGCAGGCGACAATGCCGTACAAGTAAGCCTTGACCCCACTACGGTTGCTGCCATTTTGCAAGCCGTACAAGGTGGAACCACTGACGACACCGACACCGATTCGTCGGACAGTGATGACGAAAGTTCGTCTAGTTCCAGCAGTTCGTCTAGTTCGTCGTCTAGTAGCAGTTCCAGCAGTTCATCATCGTCAAGTAGCAGTTCTATGGATGAGGATTCATCTGACCGTAGTGAAATGTTTGGCGATAACTGGCGTGACGGTCTTGACCCTTGGCAGGTAGAACTTGCCGACTCGCTGGACGACATGGTGCAAGAACTTGGTCGTATTCCTACGACTGACGCTGCTTACACAGACCTTTCACCATACCTTTCCACAGGTTCTTGTTGTTGCAACTGCATTGCCTACGGTGAAAACGGTTGCGATTGGGTTGCCGTAAACCCCAGCGAAAACGGTTGGTGCAAGTTTGTTGTTGTTCCAATTTTGACGAAAGCCGCTGCTGAAACGGACGCTATGTACCGTGAATTGGAAAAGATGGACGGGCCAACTGTCACAGCAGTCCACATTGACGGTTCTAGCAACGGTGGCGGTGTAGGTTCCTTTACCGGCGGTACGAAGCGCAAGAAGTACACACCCCCGAACATGACTGACCTTTCACCAGAAAGCGACGTTGTAAACCCCAGAGTGATGCAAGACGCAAATCTTATGCAGAAGTCGGAAGCAATCCCGAACCAAATCCAAAAGAACGCTGAAATGCGCTACACCCTTGGCCCGTGGTACGTCCCAAACCGTGCCGACGCACACGGCGAGTGGACTGACCCCGAAGAATTGCAAAAGGCACTATGGGGATACGTCGAAAACGGTGACCGTGACATTCGCCTTCAGCACAACGTAGATGTT